TTCTTTTTTGTTCATTTTATTTACTGTTTAATTCGTTAACATATTGAGCATAATATTCAGAGCATGCTATTAATCTCTCTTTAATCTGTTCCTCAATGACTGTATCTCTCTCATATCTTAACACAGTTACCCTATGGTGTGCAGGTATGTGATTGACCTTATGGATTGATTTGTTATCCCAATCAGTGAGCAGAGTATCATCTGTATCATACATGGTGTACACTAACTCAAATGAAGGTCTATCATACAGCCACATGTATGCTCTACCTTGCCACTCATAGTCTGAGTTTTCACCTTCGGATGGTGTTGCCGGGAAGGTTTCTAAGGACCAGGAACTCTTGATGTCAATGATCACCTCATCAAGTAAGATATCACAACACCCTGACATGAGCTCATTAGTTACTCTGATTGTGTTCTTAGTGTACTTTTTAGTGAAACGAACATCATTGAGTAAGTCAATACCATCCTGCTCCCAATCAGTTCCTTTGATCATTGGCTTAGTCTTAATGTCTGAGCTGTAACCAAAGAAGTCCTGCTTAGCAATTTTTCTAATCTCAGACTTAGCAGTCTCAGACAATAGCTCAGACTTACTCCTGGAGTTAGTCATGAGCTTACCTAATTGTGATGGACGCCATTTCATAACTGTGCCTCCTGTTCTTTGGTTAAATAGAACTTAGCTTTCAACTCCTCAACTGTGAACTCATTAGATGCTATCTTAGCAAGAGCAGCCTTGAAACGTGCATCTGACAATGACTCTTTTTTAGTCTCAGTTGGTTGCTCCTTAGATGCCTGTTGTCCATCATCATCCACTGCCTGCAATGAGAGAGCACTTTGAAGGGTGTAACGTCTGTAGTAAGTGATTGCACTACCCATCTGTTGTGGTGTAATACCTTGAGGTAAATCCATACATGACTCAAGCATTGCACCTGAGTCAACATCTACTATCTGAGTACACACACTGTTACCTTGAATAGGTTGGATAAGTAGCAAGCCATTCTCTAAGAGCACAGGCTCAACAGTGCTAAGGATAGCATTAAGGTCAGCGTACTTTGAGTGATGACTCATAGCGTTCTTAGTTACCTTACCAATGGCTAACTTTGCCTTGTGTAGTTTTTGATGTAGAGTGAGTGTGTTACTCAACTCATTCAGCTCCTTGATTTTCTCAGTAGCTGTTTTGATTTGTTTTTCCATACTGTTTTTATTTATTGCATCAAAGTTAATAAAAGATTGCATAAGTACAAAATAAAGTTATTAACAATTATCTGTTGATTCATTATTAATCCCCTTAACTCTCTTCTCACAGTACTTCTTCCTGTAGTGCTTTAACTTGACCTTAAGTCTACGCAACACCTCTTTTTTTGTCCTACCTTTTAGGTAATTTTCCTCCCATGTCATAGTAGTTCAATTTCGTGTTTAACATCCAGTAGCCATTGATGAGCCAAACTGCCCTCATTGATATACAAGGCATTTCTAAAATCAAGCATCTCATCCATAGCTATCAATGCACATCGTTTTGCTATTCCAGTGCATAGTATTTCATCACCGCATTGTGTATCTTCAGACCATAACACAAATTTATAGGTATCTACTAACTCTATTGCCTTATCTTTTGCACTCATATCCCTAATGTAAACTGTTCATACCATACCACAAACTCATCAAATGTTCTCACAATGATATACACACCGCCTGCCCTTTCAATGGAGGTTTGATATTCCTTTTGTACATCTGACTGTCTATCCTTACCATACTTAATCTCAATCTTAACTGACCTCCCTCTGATCGTGGCAGAAATATCTGCAGTTCCTTTGGTTGACTGTCCAGGTGTCCATTTGCCCGGTAACTGTTTTGTGTGTGCCATGATGCCAGATCCAACCTGTATCTTTGCTCCTTCCCTGTACTGACCCTGAGATGATATTCTCTCAGCTTGACCACCCATGAACTGTATCCATGCAATGACACACTTTGTCAAGGCATTAGCTGAGTTATCATTCCATTCAGTCTTAGGGATGTATGCCTCTGGCATGTTAGGATACTTCTGTTTCAACTGCTCCATCATAAGAGCATTGAGTTTGTCTTTGTTTATTCGTTTCATGATATTAGATATAAAATTTGATCTATTTTTGATACTCCTTTTGGCATATGTCCAAACCATTCAGGGTTGCAATTTTCAATAATCTTGAGTGTCTCCTTTTCCAAATCTCTAAGTCTATTAATTTCCTCCTCGTATCCTTTAATGATATTAATATAGGATTCATTGAGGGATCTCTGTAACTCAATCTCAATTCGTAATTTTTCATTACATTCTGATATTCTGTTTTCAAATAGTTCAATTTCTGTTTGGTCAATATCATCATTTGTAATCTCTTCTCTTTTATCTGATTCAAGTTCTGCAATTCTATCGTCAATTGATTTAAGTTTTTGTTTTTGATTTCGTATTTCTGTTGTATAATAATTTTCTGTTTCTCGTAATTTATTCTCTCTCTGTCCTCTCTCTCTTGATATTTGATCCCTAATTTCTGCAAGTTTTCCCTCTCCGTTTTGTATTCGTCTTGTAATTTCACTAATTTCTGTAACTCCAATGATATTATCTCTTTTAAAGATTTGATTTCCGTTTTCATCAATGTAAATTTTAAATGTTAATATTTGATTTTGTTCTATAAAATCTTGTTTTTTTTCACTTATATCACTTGTTTTTATTATCTCAATGACACATGGAGTGCCACATGGAAGGTTAGCCAGGACATCTGCTCTGAATTTACTGTCTACAATTCTAATTTCTTCCTTTGGATTTATTAAAAATACCTTGTAATCATTGATATTTATATACTGTTTTACAAGTATATCATATTTAAATTGCTTATGCTCAAATGATTCTGAGTCTTTGTCATGAGAATAGTCATAATCAATACCATTTATCTTAACCACTTGATTTGATAATGTCCTCCAATGATTAATCTGTTTTGACAAATTACATAATAAATTTAATTCAATCTGTAATCCTGGATCTAAATACCATTTTCTATTGTCAAGTTTTACAGCCTCCTCAATTGAAACAATATTACCAAACTCATCATAAGCATAAGGATATTTGTTTGACTTATTAGAATGGAAGGTCCTCATCTTTTTTAGTGTTTGGGTTATCAGATTTGATTTCGTAATATCTTTGACCATTACTTGAAACATTATCAATCTCAATTTTCTTAAATTCAAAGTAAGATCTTAGCCATGAATTAAAATTTCTATTTGTCAACCATTTTTTGAAATCCTCATACTCATTGACAAATGTTTCATACCATTGCTTATAGTTTATCTGTTGACCAGGAGTGAATTTTTTATCATCCATCCAATCAATAAACTCTTTTGATGTTTGATTGATAAGTTTTCTAATCTTTAAATTCTTATGCTCATACGATACAAGGCCATGCTCAAGATAATAATGTAAACAGTTAATCATGAAATGGTCAAACCTTGCCCACTCATCCTGGTCCCAATCATCAAACAACATACAATTGAACTCATCCAATGGTGATTTGTGAGCTCCAAAGTAACTTGATAACTCAACTTCAAACATCCTCCTTGTGAATGATCCTCCCTCTGCTCTGATTGTATAATTAGTAGATATCAATACTTTTGGAGAGTCTTTTACCGGTAACTTTACAGCATCTTTGCCCTTGTATTCTATTGTAATACCCTCTGTGATAATGCTAAATAACTTCTCAAAATCAAAATTCTTTTTAACATCATCAAATGCTAACACCTGGCAGTCAGTTGATACTGTCTGATAAGGGAATGATTTATTAAAATCAAATGTTTTTCCATCAATTGTGGATACTTTTTTCATTTGACTTATTGCATTTGTCAATAATCCCTTACCACTTCCCCCATTAGGATTTTCAGATATTACTTCATCATTCAAAATTATTGCTTTGTTGTTAGCGTTTGTCTTATGTGAGTGCAGTAAATATCCTATGACTGACTTCATGCTGTTATATCTCTCTGTTTCTTCACCTGAAATCAACCAGATAAAAGTTCTGAACATGCTCTCATGGTGATCTGCAGTCATGAAATCTCTATTGATAACTTGATCCTTCCAAATATAAAAGTCAAGCTCATCATAATCGTATATCTCATACTTATCCTTATAAACTTTGACCGCATTATTTTGATAATATATCATAGCAAACTCCTTCTCATCCTTTAAAAAGTCAACATGTGCAGTATCAATCATTGATAAGTATGGTGTTGTAAAGAGTTTTGTTCTATTTGCACACAGGTTGAATACATCAATTTCATTTGCAGCCTCTAAATTTCTAATGACATGGTCCTTTATTTTGTATTCATTGACCTCCTCAAGGAAGTTCTCTGCCTTAGAAATAAATACAAAAGTTTTATCATTACCAACAGGATAGTATTTGTAATAATTCAATGACTGCAGATACAATTTCATTTTGAATGAGTTGATTTGTAGCTTGCCATCTGAACTGTACTCCCAAAACTCATTTATTTTTGTAGTTTCTTTGATGATGTTTATCTCATTGTTCAGCTTTTCAATATCAATATCAGAGAATTGCTGTTGTATATCCTTCTCTTTTTTGCCACTCATGACCATGACCATGAGTTTCTTTTTACGTGGCTTATCCTCAAAGAATTTACTATTGAATTGAGCAGTATGTTTATAAGCTGAATTAACAATGTTTGTTATTTCAGAAACCGGAAAGCCATTCTCTGCATATCTTGAGCAGTAAGTCATGGCAGTTTGTTTGTTTACTCCAAAATCATTGAATGATGCTGCCAATTTAAAGACTGAATTGTTCCGGTTGTTTCTGTCATAATGTTTTTGAAACCAAATCACCAACTTATTTGCAATAACATCCTGGTCATTGATAGGGATATTTGTCACATCACCTATCTCAATGGGCTCAAGTTCTGTTATCTGTATCTCAGGTGTATATATTTCAGCATCAACGTTGACATATATCAATGGATCATAAGATTCAAAACAAGCTCTTGAAACATCTTTGCCGGATTGGTCCACATTAGGAAATTTCTCTTGAATTGTTTTGTAGATACTTTTGAACTCAGTATCATTGGCAACAGGTTGGATTCTGTAAAGTATTTTTACTCCATTGCGAGGTGAAATCCATGCAGAAAAAACATACTTATCTGACTTGATATTCTTTTTGAACTCTTTTGCCTCATCCAATGTATTGAAATCATCAAAATCTAACACCATCAAACCGGATGATTTTTTCAATCCACTCTTTGACCTGGTTGTGAATACCCCATTGAAACAAACAATAGGTAATTGAGCTTTTAAAAACTTCTGCTCATCCTCATCCTCTGTAATTCTAATCTTTTCGACTAAATCTTTTGATGCACCATCTTTTATACGGTCCAAAAAATATCCCACATCCTTATTCAATTTTGGTGCAGTGTCAGTTACTTTTTTAAAAAATGATACTTTCATATATTGACAAAAAAAACCTCCTAAATCCTTTGGGGTCTGACTTCCAAATTCATTAAGAGGTTTAATAACTTCTTTAGGTTCTATTTTGTCAGACCGAACCGTTCACAAATATACTAATTATTTTAATATGTACTCCAAATGTTCTAAAATATTTTTATTTGTACTGAGTTTGTACTGATTAAATTCTTTATTATCAATTACTTAAATTAAAATAGCACAAAAAAACAAAAAAATTTAGCTTTAAAAAATCACATAAAAATAAAAAAGTAAAAAAATACATACAGTGATAAAAAAAAATAATATAAAAATATATACTATATGTAATAGGGTTTCAATTGTACTTTTGTACTAATGTTAAATGCTTGATTGTCAGTATTAATTAAAAATAGGCAGCACAAAAAAACCCTTCCAGCAGTGCCAGAAGGGTCAAACAAATAATTAATCAAAACAGTATGGACTACAAATTTAATTCTTTGTAGAGATTATTCTTAATTCTAAATTTAATTTTTCGTAATTGTTTTAAACAAAAACAGTTCATTATGTCATCAACAAGGTTATG